ATTGTGTTTGAAAAATGTTTTCTTTTTGATATTCGTCAGTATATTCTAAATCCATACCGTATTTTTCCCAAACATCGTATGCTCTCAGTCTATTTCTGCTTACAGTACAGGCTTCTAAGGCAAATTGTGCTCTATCCATTACATCTTCTTCACTTAATGTTGTTACAAACTCAGTTAGATAATTTATTCCAAATGTAACGTGCCTTGCTTCGTCTCTAATAATATATTCTAACATTTGTTTGTACACAGGATCGTTAGTTCCTTCTTTGGCGGCATTAAAGGCGGCTAATGCCAATCCTTCAATTACAACTTGCATACCAATAAACTTTAAATCCCATCTTGGATCTGTTAAAATTTTATCTAATAAACCTTTTAATGCTCTACCTATGGGCCAACTACGTTTTAAACGTTGTTGTAAGTATTTGTTAAATGCTTCAACATGCCTTGCCTCGTCGAATGTTTGACTAGCGGCGTAAAGTTTTGCGTTATAAGTAGGCGCACAACTGGCTAACTGCGATGCTACCAATAATGCTCCTTGCTCTCCGTGTAAAAATTGACTTGTTGCCCAACTGTTTAAGTCTTTAAAGAACTCTAACCTAGTTTCCTTATCAAATGTTTTAAATGTTGTATGATTATCCCATTGAGTATTCTCAAATTCAAACTCTTCGTCACCAATTCCTGTGAACTTAGGAGTCCAATCAACATCAACTTCTACATTCCAATTTAATTGTTTGCCTAATTCATATAACTTTTTAATTCTGTTGTCTTGTACTGTGTAATCCCAATTAAATGAACCAGTCAAAGGTGTTTGAAAAATCTCTACAACATCTGTAGGATCTAAATCAGCCGGAACATCTTCGTCAAACTCGATTACGTTCCTTGGAGTTTTTGTATATTTTATTTTCATTATTCTCTTAACGCATTTTGCGTCTTGGCTTAGTTGTACGTTTAGGTTTTCTATAAATTTGGTCTTCCGTAATTACTTTAAAGTGTATTCCTTTTGCTTTACACCAAGCATTTGCGGCTTCCCATTTTGCGGCATTTACTTGTGTTGCAAACTTATCTCCTCTGCCTTTGGCATTTTCAACAATAGTTTGGCTTTTAGGTTTTATCTCTATAAGTTCAATTAACGTTTTACCATTTTTATCTTGATATTGTACCATAAAGTCAGGTACATAATTTGTTATCTTTCCTGTAAAAGGGTGTCTGTATGGTATCTTGACATTCTCACTTGCCCATTTAAGTATATTTGGATGGCTATCACAAAATCTCATGAATGCTGTTTCCCAACTGCTACGAGCAAATGGCATTTTACCACCAACATACTTGTCTGGATTCTGAACTACATATTGTCCTTGAGAGTATCGATTTGACATAACTATCCTTACGGTCTAATTAGGTCTGAGATTTTACTATATTTGTTTTGTTTTTCTACACTCAAACCAACTAAATTACCTTTCGGTCTAATTTTATTTAGTGCTTTATAAGTGTTTTCTGCTAATTTTATGCTGTCTTCATTCAATTCAAAGTATGATATAGGATGTACACCTTGAATATCTGCAATTTTTATTAATGCTATTGCTAAAGTGTTTGCTGTGACTTTGTTAAACCCAACACTTTGCAAACGACCTTTAACCATATCTATTCTTGTAGCATCCATTCCACGTGATGCATTTTCGTCTAGCATTCCTGTAAGCACATCTACACTTGCTTCAGGCAAAGGAAAATTTATTGTACTGTTTTGTAAAAATTGTACAACCTTATTACGTCTTACTTCGTAACTTGGTTCATTACCAAATGTTTCGTATAAACTTTTCATTAATTACCACCTGCCGTTTTCCAAAAATCATTATCTTGATTTGTTCCAAGTCTTGCAGTCTCTCCGCTGTTTTGGTCAACAGGAGCAAGAAATCCTAATTCACGTTTTCTTAATGCTGGTTGGTTCCTTGTATCTTTACTTGCATTCTGACTTACTGGTGAGTTTTCATCCAGTGGACCACCATCTCTTAATCGTTTATAACTATCTTGTGAACCATATGTAACAAATCGTTTCATATCTTCTTCTGCTATAAAACCATTTACTACAGGATTGATTGAAAAGTTTTCGTATTGGATATCCATATTAATCATAACAGGATCACTTGCGGCATGGTCAAAACCTTCCACAGTAAAGTTTGTTACGATTGGATTAAACAATGTGTACTTCATGGCTCTTTGAGCATGATAGTAAACAATGTCTATGTGTGATACAAAATATTTTTCATTCCCAGGTCTAAGATTATAACCTTGATTGTTGTCTGAATATCCTAAATTAAATCCATATGTAGGACCATTTTGACTACCAGTTGGTATTTTATCAGGTACTACATCATAAGGAATTTTTCTAGGTGTTGCATTATTATTAACATCAATATCAAATTGTCCTAGAGGGTTTGAAAATAAATGTGCATACATTCTCATCAATAAAATTACCCAAGCACTATCCACTGTGTCATAAGCCGCTAATGAAATAGGCTTATACTCAGCATGAGTTATAGTTACTCGCTTTTTATTGTACTGATTTTTGACATCCGTCTGAATTTCTGCACTTGGTACTTCAGAGTTTTTAATCAAACTACTGAGTACAGTTGGAACACCTGCTTCTCTCATGTCGGAAATACCGGGAATGTCAATATCACCATTAAAGTGAAAATTGACATACCCGTTAAATTTCTGTCTTACAGGGTTGTTTACTGGGCTAAAAGGTTTAGCATGGTTAACATCAAATGCAAAATAATCTCCGTCCTTATATATTACATCGCCAATCAGTTTATTAACTAATATCTTATAAAGGTCCATATTTTGCTCTTACGTTAATTAACTATTAAGTGCCGTCACTCGCTGTAGAACCAAAGACGTTAGTCTCAGGGAATACTTCACCTGAACCACCAGCAACTGTAGAGCCTGCACCATTACCATCACCTGGAACATGTAAAGCATTATCAAATCTAATTGTTAATGTTACTGTAACTGGTTCGTTAGTAGTGTAGTCTGAATCACTGTAGTCTACGTTCTGCAAGAAACAACCTTCAAGTCCCCATGTTTCCATAGGTGCTGTAGTTTGACCATCAAGTATTTCAAGTCTAGTATTAAACTTATAATCTTCTCCAGCCAACGGTGACTGTTGATTAAAGTGGTTTAACTGTCTTTGAACTTGTTTACCAGCAAGTCTTGACACAGTATTCTGAATGTCATCACGAATAACTATTTGTACAGTTTCCCATGTGTGCTTACCTTGTACATAAACTTTAGAGTTGTAAGAATGTATTTCTACTTCTTCAAAGTTAATCTTAGGTCTGCTGACGTTCATTACATTCTGCGTAAACTCTCTGGCATTACCTTGAGCGCCGAAATCTTCTACCTTAACTCTAAATCTAAATTTGAGTTTAGGCATTAAAATACCAGCGGTACCGGAATCATCTACAGGAACACCGAACTTATTTTTGTTTCCAAATAAATCTGCCATTTGTTTTCTCCTAACTTATAAACCACTGTTGGGTTTACGTTACATTTATTTATCAAAATAACCAATTTTTCTTTATAGTGTGTTTTAATTCCATAAAAAAAGGGCAGTAAAAACCGCCCTTTTTTCATTAGTTTTATCTCAAACTTCTTAAGATGCTGTTGATCCCAATGTGTTTTGGATTCTAATTGGTATATAGATAAACTCAATTGCTTTAACTGGTTGAATAGCAATATCAATATAAAGTTCATTTCTATCGATTCTTGCTGGAGTGTTATTTGAGTTATCACAAACTGTAACATAGTCAAATAATCCTCTTTGGATAACCAAGTTTGAAAGGAATCCATCTACAACACCTTTAGCATTCTGTCTTGTGATGTCGTCATTTGGTTCAAATAAGAATGGCTTAACGATATCGTCAAGTCTTTCTCTGATGTAAACAACTAATCTAGCAACATTGATTCTGTCCAACGCACTTGCAGTTGGGTTAAGTGTTTTTTGACCAAACACTACCAAACCTCTACCTGGGAACTGAGCAATAGGATTAACTTTGTTCAAGTATAATGTATCTCTCTGTCCTTCGTTAAGTGTTACTGGAACATATTCACCGTCTGTTGGATTAACAAATCCAACTGAAGTTGCGTTTTGTACAAGACCTCTTTGGAATCCTGCTGGTGCAAACCAAGGGAAAGCCACCTGGTCATTAAATGCAAGTGTTCTTAAAGCAATGTGACTTGGTGGTACAACAACGTTAGTACCGTCTAAGTTAGTTGCTAAAGCACTTGGATAGTAAACTGCCGCATATGGAGAACTTGATAGTAATCCATCTTCGCCGTTTTCACTAGCATTGTTGGCGTTTGTTGCCCAGTTTTTTGTGCTTGTTGCATCTGCTTTAAGTCTAAATGGTGTATCTCCAATTACAAATGCTGTATTTCTTCTATCACCACTTAATGCAATCATTTCATCTAACAATTCTGGATATCCTGGAGCGGCTATCAAGTTAAATGAATTTGTTTCTGCTCTAATGTCATCATTGCTGACAACTGCGGCTTGCATTTTTGTTTTAACCAAGTTGTGTACTGCTTTTCTTAAACCATACATTTTACCGTCTGGTTGATTTCCACTTGCGTCAACCCAAACATTACCAACGTTTGTTCCTGCAGGAGTGTAGTTAATTTTATATTCTTTAACATTACCACCTGAAGCACGTTTGTTGAATCCTAAGATTCCTGCTGGGTATGAAGTGTTTGCAGGGGCATCTGCATCTAAACTAGATACACTTGATTGCCTAAAGTCTGCATAAACAATACCTTCGCTTGTTACTTGGTCAGTACCGTCAACTTTAACCCAAGCACTACCACTGTATTTGTAAATACATGGGAAGGCTTCAGTTTCGTCGCTGTCTAACCATACATCTCCAGCCACTAGTGCTGTTCCATCACTTTGTGTTGATGGTTCACTTGCTGTGACTTGGAAGTCCTTACTAAATGATACCCAACCATTTGCTGAGTCATTTTCAAGTAAGTCTATATTTGTTTTAGATACACCTGCATCGTACCAGAAAGTACCTTCTGCTAATGTACCTGTAATTGTTGTTTTACTTGCAACATAACTTAAATCTGCAAAGTTACTGTAAACAATGTTTGCTGTTGCGGCTCCGGATCCTAGTCCAATTGAACTTGGTCCAAAGTCACTGTGTAAACTGTTTACTGCAATGTCTCTACCTGTGCTTGAAGTAAGTACAACATTAGATGCTGAACCTTCACTAGCAACAACTTCAGTTACGCCTGCACTTGATAAACCTGCGTTAATATCAAATACAGCATCTTCCGCCGTAGAGTTTGTTGCGTTACCACTAATTGTATTAGCCAATGTAACGTTTACTGTTGTGCCGTTATAAACGATTTGGATTGAACTGTTACCGCTTACGTCAACACCTGCAGATATGTTTCCACCGTTTGCAACAACGGTGCTGTTACCGTTATGTCTTTTAAGTGTTAATTCTGCTGAACTTCCAGTAATTGCAACTACGTCGCCAACTTTAACATTAGCAAGACCAATATCTGTAAATGCCGCATCTGTTGAAGCATATACAGGACTTGATACTGCACTAAAAGTTTTACTTGTAGCACTGAAAAGTTTTACTGAAAGACTTGCACCTGTGTTAGGTGTAGTTCTTTGTACAAAGACGTCTCCACTTGTTAAAGCACTTACGCCATCGCTTTGCAATGTCGGAACTGATAAGTGTGATGCAAATTGGAAGTCGCCACTTGTGGCACTTGCCCAACTTGTTGAACCAATTTCATACCAGTCATCACTGAATTTTTCATAGTATTTAATACTTGAAGAAGTGCCACCAGCGGCTGTATTAGCCACTACTGCATAGTCTCCATTCAGTCCAAATGCTCTTTTTGGTCCGCCTGTACTACTGTTAATGTCTGATGAATCTACAACTTTTACGGATTTCTTAACCCACGCACTACCAGAGTATTCTCTAAGTCCAAAAGATGAACTTGCTGTGTCAAACCAGTATGAGCCGTCAGCAATCGCGCCAGTTGGTGCAACAGAAGTTGCTTCTAATTCACCAAGGTCGATGTCTGCTCTTACAACGTATGCTCTATTGGCAAGACCTAAGAAACTATGGGCCGCTAGTAAGCCGTATTCGTTGAGATCATAACCATTTAAGGCTGTACTACCACTGCTATAGAACAATGGATTACCAAAGTTTTGTAATAATTCTCTTTGGCTCGTAATTAATTTTAATTTACCTGCTTCTGCTTTCTTAGTTAATGATGCTGTTCCTGTTCCATCTGGACTGCTCTTATCTTGAGCAGTTGCTATGATGATTAAAGGTACCGTTCCTGCACCTGCCGACGCATAAAACGATTCATCACTTACACTAATACTTACACCAGGTGATACTAATTCTGCCATTATAATCTCCTAATTATTTCTACATAGTATTATATGTTAGTATGAATATTTATCAAATAAACAGGTAAAAGGTATTATTACGCAGGGGCAGATAACGTTTTTTAAGGTGATTGATAAATACAGAAATTTTACTTAATAAGTCTAAGTTTGGTATTATCTTGTATTTCTTGCCAAATTTTGGATACTTTGACTTGCAGGTCTTCTAAAGTGCCAGTGTTTTCAATTTCATAATCAAAATCATAGCCAACCCATTTCCATTCACTTGCATGTACAGAACGGAACCTTGTTTCCATTGTATGTTTAGCAGGCACACTACCTTGATTAGCGGCAACGGCTATATCATACCATTCCGGAAGGTCATCTCTTACAACATGCAACACAACACCACCTAAATCTTTGATTAAATCTAATTCATTTTTAAACCTAGCATCGCTTACAACAATACAATTATTATTATTTGCTTGTTTTCTTATACGATATTCTAAACTGTCTAACCAAATGTTTTGATTAAAGTGAGTACGCATTATTTCCGTGCCAATTAACTGTAAAGCCAATCTAGGAGTAAAGTTATCTATGTTTAACTTCCTTGTCCAGTATAAGTCAGGTGTTTCTCTAAAGTCTCTACTATCTACAGTATCACCTACTAGTAGGTCTCTATCCCAACCAAAAATACTTGCACATAAATCTTTTAGGGGAGATGCAAAACTGTCTTGAACACATCCTTGTTCAACTAACATTCCTGCTACAGTATCTTTCCCTGATCCTATAAATCCTGTAATGCCTATTAACATATCTGTACTTATCCTTATTATAAAATTTTTTACCTTAAAAAGGTTCCTGCTTCAACCATTTCTTCCCAAACAGAAAAAGGTATATCTTTATCAGCCATTAATCTTAATGTAACTCTTGGTGTATTGTCTTCTATTTCAACTTTGTGCCATCTTGCTAAATTTAATAAAAATGGATTATTGAATCCTTCTTTAACTGCTACTTCCGTTAAATGTGGTTCCCAAACCTCTGCTTTACAAAAATAATCATTTGGACTACTTGTCATTAAACTTTTGTCTTGTGTGTATGACCTAGGTTTGATGTTACTAAAGATATCTTTTGTGGTTGTAACATCTACCTCTTTATTAATGTAATCATTTACTATACTTTCAGTTGCTTCTTTTAATGCATCACTTCCTTCTGCAAATCTAATTCTAGAATTTACAGGATCTCCAATTAATTTAAAGTTGCATACAGTACTAAAACGTTGCTCACTTATAATAGGATTATTGTGTGCTGGATATTGTAATCCTTCGCAATGCCAATCTGAAGGGTCATTCCATGCTAACAAGGTACAAGGAAAAAATTTGTGTCCTAAACTAGTTGTCCACATCTCTTTAATAAAATTTTCAGGAAAATTATCTCTGACAAATTCATTCATCAAACGCATTGTTTTTTTATCAGTAATATAACCTACACCACTAAAATTTTGTTTGTATTCTTTTCCTGTGTAAAAGTCAGTTGTTGAATCATGCCAAGTAATTTTATCAGCACTTAAATTTGAATTAGGTGAATAATTGTGTATTAAATCTAAATCTTCTTCACACAAAATATCTTCTACAGTGAATGGATTTTCTAAGTTAGGTAATTCGCAAAAACAATTTTCCATGCTATAATTTTATTTTAAAAACGTTCCATTGTCAACCATTTCTTCCCAATGGCTAAATGGTATATCTTTATCTGCCATAAATCTTAATGTTACTCTTGAACTATTATTACTGCCTGAATTAACTTTATGCCATTGTTCTAAATTCATTAAAAAAGGATTTGCATAACCTGTTTTAGTACATATTGGTGTTAATTCTTTTAACCAAATGTCTTCTCCTGGTGGACTAATAACATCATTTTGACCACATACCATTAATCCTTGTTCTTCAGTTCTTGGTTTGAAAGTCATTTTTTGTCCTTTTACAACTCCGTCATGCTCTATGCCACCTTCATATTCCACAAATTCTTTTGTTAACCTTTCTAGAGTATCTATCATTTTTTTACTAGGTTCTGCATAATCTATACTTGAAGTATCATCTTGCCCTAACATTTTAAAATTACATACAGTTGTGGATCTTATATCTCTAAAAAATACTTGTCTTTGCCAATCCCATCTACAACCTTCCATGTGCCAATCTGATGATTTGTCCCAAGCGAGTACTGTAACAGGAAAAAGTCTTTGCCCTGTGGGTGTATGCCACATTCCTTTTATAAAGCCATCAGGCAAACAGTCATTTGCAAATTCTTTCATGGTCTTCATAACTTTTTTATCTGTAATCCAACCAACACCAGAAAATTGCGAAGTATTATCTTTAACAGCATTATACACTGGGTCAATTGTAGAGACATCTAAATGTCCATCAAACCATCTAATACTACCGGCATGATAATTCATTTTTCCTATTTGGTAATTTTCAAATAGGTCCCAATCTTCGTCTACAAATAAATCTTCTGCTGTGAATGGATTTTCGAGATTAGTTAATTCTGAATAACAATTATGCATACTACCCAATAACGAAACCAAGCGGTGCGTTACCCTCTTCCATATTATGAAGACCGGCAATCAGACTTTCTATTTCAGTTAGTGCTTCACTTTTAAGTGCATCACCATTAAGAGTAGTTGCTCCACCTGGGCCAGGTAGCCCTCCAGGAAATTTGCTTCTTGCTTCACCTAGCATCATTTTACTCTGTGCTAACGCATAAGCGGCTAGCCAGTCACTAGCATAAACATCTTTAAGCAAAACACTTTCTGGAATAAAGTTGTGTACTCCTACTGCAATATCTTCCGCATGATTTACATTTCTTAAGATAGTAAGTTCTTTAGAATTTCTATTAAAGTTAAAGTTGTATTCACTACCAAATACACGACCAATAGTTTCTTTGTATTGTGCAAACGCATCAAATACTGCAAGTCCACCTATCTGTCCTGCTTGTAGCATATACATATTGTTGAATGCAACATCGAAAGGATCAAAGTTTGTACCACCGCCACTGTTAGTACCTATACCTCTTCTATATAATCTTTTTACATCAATTACTTCAGAAGGCAAAGTATATTTTGTAACACCTGCTTGGGTTTGGATAAAAATAACTGCTTCTTCTACAGAACCAGTACTTAATTGACGATATTTTGCTATTGCTTTATTGATTGCAATGTCATAATGGTCTCTGTCTAACTCAACATCAACCATTCCATCAGCAAGACGTAAGCCAAGTTCTTTGATTAACTCGTCTCTGGTATTATATCCAATTTGGTCTATCTTTGTTGCCATACTACTATTTATCACATTTAGCCTTTAAAAGGCTTTAAGTATGATAGTAGTATCGTTCATTCTTCCTGTAAGTTTTGTGGCTGTTGTTTTGACTTCATCAAACGTTTTTGCAAACTTTGTTTTGGCATTTCCTGTCCAATTACTGATTTGTTCTGCTGGTTTTCTTAATGTTTTTTGCACACTAGTCTCAGGATTGAAGTCTTGAAATGTTGTTCCTTTGACCATAAGACCTGCTCCAGCACGTTGCAAATTACGTGGATCTTTGTTCAGTGCGTGGTAGACTCCTACTTTACGAGTCTTTGTATTGTACACCCATACTTCATTGGCGTAGACGACGTCTGTGGGCGATATAGATGCTATTCCTAATGCTCCATCGCTTACTTGGAACTTTAGTTTTTTAATAATGCTTTCTTTACTTCTTGCTCTAGGCTTACGTTGTTTTCTATTTGCTTTACCTGTTAATATAATTGCATCACAGGCATTCATAATTTTTTCAAAAAATGCAACATAGTCTTGTTTCATTTTTTTGTTCATAAAATTGTATGCTTCGTTGAGTTGGTCACATGTACCTGCCAAACTTTCTTTTGCTTCTTCGTGTATAGTTGAAAAGTTTTCTTTAATTAGTTTAGCATGATTAGGCTTGATAACATTACCGCCTTCATATACTTTCATATCTTTTTCAGGATCAAAACTTTTTAAATTTATTTTTCCTGTATCAATAAATTTATCTATCAAGTCTTCCCATTGACCACACAAATCTGTAATTTGGTCTAACATTCTTTCTTGTATAGATATTTTTGGCTTCTCAATTTTCTTTTCTTCTTTTACTTCTATTTCTTCCTTGCCTGATTTCAAAAGACTTTCAACTCGCTTGTCGTAAAAACTTGCAAGGTGTTCAGGCATATATCCTAACTTGTTCCAGATCCAAGCATACTTGGCACTACTACTAAATCTCCAATCTGGATTTTTCAAAATCACTTTGATATCTTCAGGTGCCCAGCCACTTGCTTCTTTTACCCACTTTTTATAACATGCAACTGCATCTTTTGTGTTTACTTCAGAATGAACAAAATAATCTACTTCCCTAAAAGCCTTTAACTGCTCTTCAGGATCAGTAATACCTATGTACTTTTTCCAATCTGGTTCTTTGGTTACATATATGTTTCGAGTTTTTGGTTTTCTTTTTGCCATATCCTAATCTATTTTTAAGGTTAACAAACGATAGTTAGTATAACTTCATAAAAAAGTATTGTCAATTGGTAAATTTTGAACAAAAAGATAAAAAATGGGGAGTCCTTTCCCCTTTTGAGGTAATTTTAAGTGCCGTCCCAAGGTTTGCCGTCATTACATCTGTCTTGCCATTCAAGTTCTTCGAATGTAGCGGCTCCTGTAGGTTCATAATAATCACAAATGTCATAAACACCATCACTGTTGATGTCACATGCACGTTGCCATTGAACCATTGCAAAGGTTAAGCCTTCACTCCACGGCTCATATGCTTCGCACCATTCGTGACCTGTCAACCCATCCGTAGGTTGTGCAACATAATCACGTCTTGCATGTTCGGCTCGCTTGGTAAAATAAACATTTCCATTGCTATAGTTTTTCTTATCGAATAACTTGCCTGTGGAAACGTAAATTTTTTCACGTTCACCAAGTGTATATGTAGACCCATCGTCATAATTAATAACGGTGTCTGCATACAGACTCATATTGAAGGATAAAAATCCCATTACTACCAGTAATAAATATTTCATCATATTTTCTCCTTATGATTTCAGGTTATGTACACCGTATAGGATATACATAAGCAGAAATCCTTTCGGACTTACTGTAAATCTATTTATGTAAAATGCTTAGGTTATAATTTTTTAGCGGTTAATCCTATTTTTGCCTGTGCTACTGTTTGTAAATTTTTATATACACCACATGTATAGAAAACATGGTCACGTCTTTGCTTGTATAAAACTGCTGAATATGTTAATTCATCATTTGGAAATACTGGTTGTCTAAATTTCACTTTATCAACACTAGTAACAAATGTAACCATGTCGTTCAAATCTGTTGTTTTAAATTTATTTTTAGCCATTTCCAATGCATGAATACCTGCTGTTTGATTCATGCCTTCAATTAAATACACACCGGGCCACACTTTTACATGTGGAAAGTGTCCTTCAAGCACAGGATGGTCTTCTGGAATAGTAAATTTTGCTGTAATTTCATTGTCATCTATGATTTTATGACTATCGACCAGGAGTATTGGGTGAGTATGTGGTAATTTCATACTAACTAGTTATCGCTTTTAGTTTAATTGTTTGTTCTGTTTCGGAATTATAAAATTCTGCTGTATCATACCTTGTGTGTTTTTCGACTGACATGATATCGTTCCAATATTTTTTCAAATAATTGTCAAAATTTTCGTTTGGTTCGGCATCTTCTCTAATTCTGTGTGGTGGCGAAGCACTATAAATTTCTTGCCAACCTTTTCTACGATTAAACTCTTGATTGAACTTATGTGCAAACCTTGTTACCTGACCATAACGTAATCCATATTTGTTTCTCCATGCTCTGGTCACATTTAGGTTGTCTCCTTCTTGTCTTAATTTGTCAAATCCACCAAATGTGTAACCAAACTTAGCAGGATCAGTGTCTATTGCACTACCTGTGGGTGCATCTGTTTCTAATGTTTGTAATTTATATGATTCTGGGTCTCTCATCATCAAAGCATTCATAAAAACATGGTCAAATTTATTATATTCAAAGTCTAATAGTTTGTCCCAGTCTGCATAAACACTTTCTTTTGAATCTTCTGGTAATCCCCAAATAAAAGTAGTAAATGTTTTTATATCATCTTTATAATGATTCTCTTTTAATTCTCTGACAAATGCCATTTGCTCATCTGGATGCCAACCTTTACCAATTGCTATTGCACTTTCAGGATTAAGTGTTTCAATTCCATAGTAAATAGATTTAATGCCACAAGATTTTATCATTTCTGTTTGTTTTAGTCTGTGTTGCAGGTCTAATCTTAAAAATACTGTAAGGTCTAATGGTACTCCACTCTTTTCTTTTGCTTCTGCAACTGCTTCTAATTTATAATTTGTATCATTGAAGGTATCATCCATTACCCAATACCTAAATACACCATGCTCTTCCCAATTACGTCTTAATTCATCAACAATTAGAGTGGTGCCTCTTTCATATGTTCCTTTTTCTTTACCTATAAGTCCAAAATTACAAAATGCACATTTAAAAATACAACCTCTAGCAGTTTCTAATCCTAATTGGTCTCCCCATTGTACGCAATCTTCATCAGTATAACTCATTGTGCTGTTCTGAATATCTAATCTACTACCTCTATCTGTATATGTGGGCCATTGTTGACCTTCTTTAAGGTCATTTAGGTATTCTATTATTGTTACATCACCATATCCAACAAACAATGTATCTATGTCTAACATAGGACTATCATATTTAGGGTCTCTAAGATATTCTTCCCCAATAGAAGAACCACCATATATCATTTTAGTGTTAGGATTCCTTTTATCTATCATTTTTCTTATTTGTCTTTGCCTTGCTACAGGAAAATACATAGAGTCTATGTATGCATAAGGATTATAACCACTATGAAACGTTCCTGAAGAACCTACAACCAATGTTTCTTCTCCAACAAACTTGTCTATTACTAGTTCAACATCTTCTTCTGTTAAAAAGTGTGGGTGGGCAATTACCTGAACTGTGTAACCTGCTTTTCTAATCTCATGTGCAATCTTATATACTCCATATGGTCTAGCAGTTTTGTGATTTACATATAATTCTGTACCATCTAGGTACTTGTGGAGTCTTGTTTCAGGTGGGAAACGTTTAAAAACATCTTTGAAATATTCATCTACTTCGCTTTTTTCGACTTGTTGGTAATTGCTTTTTACAAAATGGTCATGTGTGAGTTGAACTTCCCAATGATTTTTAGGAATCAAGTCGTCAGCAAATAAAAGAACCTCTACAGGAGTCTTTTTGTAATCTGTTTTTATATCTAGTCTGTTTTTGTTCAATCGACAAATGCTCGTTCCAACACAAAATCGTTTGGTTCACCTAAATTACCTTCTATAAATCCTAATTTTTCAAAATAGTCTCTACATTCGTAATTCATATCAGGTCCACCGCATACCATTATACGATCCGTGTCCTTATTAAATCCGTTTTTAGTAAAACTATTTATGTGATTCCAAAATCTACCTTCACGTTTGTATGCCTGTTGTGTACATGTATCATAATATGTTAAAGGGAAGTTATCACATACTTCTTTTATAACATCAGTATATGTATGTTCTTCATGAGTCCTTGTTGTATGTACTAAAACAACATTTTTAAACTTATCATATGTTGCAGGGTCTCTGATAATACTCATAAATGGTGCTATACCAGTGCCTGTTGAAAGCAAATATAAATTATCCGCTTGTGTTAAATTATCAATCGTTAAGGTACCTGTACACTTAGGCATTACTATGACTTCGTCTCCAACTTTTAAATGCTGTAGACGGCTTGTAAGAGGTCCGTCGGGCACCTTAATACTCAAGAACTCTAACTCGTCTTCGTAGTTTGCACTTGCAATACTGTATGCTCTTAATAATGGTTTTTCATCTATCATTAATCCAATCATTGCAAACTCGCCATTATTAAAACGAAATGTTTGACTTCTAGTTGTTTTAAAACTAAAAGTTTTATCTGTCCAATGATGGACCCATGTAACTTTTTCCTTAAGCATTTTTCAATAATTTTCCTGTGTTATATAAATCTTCTATGTCTGACCACTGATATTTATTAGATGCCATGTAACGTAAACTTAATCTTGTAGCATTTGTTGTCGTTACTTTGTGATATGACGATAAATTAATAATGTACGGACAGTCGTATCCATATTTTGTAGCAGTAATATCAATATCCTTTTTCCATAAGTTTACATCTGTAATTTGGTTCAATGCTTTAGATACTCGTAAACCTTGAGATTCGATATATCCATGGTCAGAATTATTTTTCATCAGTTGCATCATCAAACGTTTTTCTAAATGTTGTATCGGCTTTTTTGTTTTTGCAAATTCTACTTTGGTCTTTTCTGCGTCTTTAACATATAAAGGATAGTTTACAGCAAAATTATATCGACTATTTGGACTGAAAGAATGATATGATTTTTCAAACTCTTTAGAAGACCATTCATAAGGAAAGCCTTCTCTGTGCCATGGTGTATTGCCTGTGAACGTAATCAATGTAACAGGAAAAAAGGATTTACCATGCGGTTGTAACCGAATATCACCTAGTATATCTGTATTATATGTTTTATCAAAATGTTCTTTCATAGCATACATCATGTCTTTATCAAATATAAAGCCCATTAGAGATACATCACTATTTGATGGTTTTACTTTTATTACCCCACGTTTTTTAAGACCAACTCCCCAAAAAACTTTGCTAGTTTTTACACCTTCTGGTGGAACATGTTTGGTTTCTAGTATTTCGTAATCTTGATCCTCAAGTAAATCCGAATGGGTGAACGGTAATGAGATGTCAGGTAAATCTATAAAAGCATTTTCATACAACATTAGTGTTTTAATTTTCCTAAAGATTCTACCATTGCTTCTATTACATCTGGATCATCTAATTTATCAAGCATATCTTTATTCAAGACAAACATAGATTCTCTTTCAAATTTTGTCATTAAACTTTTGTCGTCCATACCCATTAAATCTAAAATTTCTTCAAATGTAAGCATATCTTTACCTTGGGCTTTTGCTTCTAGTAAAATTTGTAGAATTACATGTGTAATTGCTTTTTCTAAATCATCTGCCATATTATCTACCTGGTGGAGCGGACAGGGGTCGAACCTGCGACCTTCTGGATGCAAACCAGACGCTC